ACCCGGCAGACCCGTCGTTGCCGCCCTGGCCGCCGTTGCCGGCGTAGCCGCCTGCACCACCGCCGCCGCCGCTGTTGGCTGGGTCGAAGAGTCCGCCCGCGCCGCCCGCGCCGCCGTCGCCGCCACCGTCGCCGATGCGCGCGCCGTTCTTGGCCCGGCAGACAGGCGTTCCGCTGACCACGACCTCGGTCCCGTTGGCCGAGGCGTCACCGCCCTGCTGCACGCAGACCATGGCAATGCTGAACACGCCGGACGGCACGGTCCAGGAGGTGGATGACGTGAACACCTGTTGACCAGGCACCGGCGCCGCGGTCGCAAGCAAGACCTGCTGAATGCTCACGTCAGGCCCACCCCTGAAATCAGCCAGTCGGTGGAAGTGACCTTCACCGCCGTGGCAATGCCGTTGGCCGGCAGCGTGCGAGATCCGGTCGTGCCGACACCGGCCAGGCGCATCGTGTCGGTCGTGATCGCGATGGTGATCGTGCCGGCACTGTTCTGGTTGATGAACGTCAGCACGGTTCCAACCGGATACGGGACCGATGCGTTCGCCGGAATCGTGAATGTCCGCGGCGTCGTGTCTGCCGATGGGTGGAAGATGTGCTTGCCGGCGTCGCCGATGACGCACGTGTAATCGGCGCTCTTGCTGACCTGGATGATTTCCTGGGCCGTCGCCATGCCGTTCTGCTTGGTGATCTCCAGGCGGAACTGCGTGGTCGTGATGGCGTGGACGGTGACGATGTCGCCGGCCTCGCACGTGTACGTCGAGCCGCTGGCAACGCCCTGCACTAGAAGGTTCGAGCCGGCCGTGATCGGCCACGCACCATTGGCGATGAGCACGCGCGAGGCGCCGGCCTGCGGTGCCGCAGAAAACCCGGTCGTCGTCGTCGTGCCGGTGACGATCATCTCGTTACCCTGGCTGCCAGTCCAGATGCTCATCGTCGTGGCACTGGCGATGTTCGGCCCCTGCAGCCAGTTGATGCCGGCCGTGGCGTTGCCCGCCAGCGTCCCGGTCGGGCCGGACGGGCCGCCGTAGGCGTTGGACATCTGGAACTTGCCTGACGTGGAGTTGTAGGTGATCTGGAACACCTGCCCCGACACGATGTCGTTGGCCTGCAGCGCCGTGCCGTCCGGCCGCACGATGGTCTTGACGCCCAGGCTGTTGACGTTGATCGTCGAGGCGCCGGTGTTGGCGTTGAGCGCCTTCACCTTCAGCGTCATGCCGTCCGTGTAGGACGTGTTGTACGTCGAGGCGATGGTCACGATGTAGGCGTTGGCCGCGCCGGTGTCCACCCCGTAGTTCGCCTTGTCCGCCCACAGGGATGAGGGCGCCGGAACCTTGTCGAAGCCATCCTCGACGCTGTTGAACTCGGCGCGCTGCACGGATGATGCGCCGCGCGACTGCGCGACCGGATTGCCGCTGGCGGTGTAGTAGTCGTTCACGATCCACCCCGGTTGATGCGACGCGGGATGTACATGAGCTGCACACCCTGGACGGTGTGCGGATCATCCTGAGCCCGCGATGAGTAGAAGAGGAAGTTGATGTTGTTCTCCGCGCCGTCGATCGAGATCTGCGCATCGGACACCACCGCGGCGTCCCAGGTGAACTGGTCCCAGTTGAACTGGTCCCAGTAGCCGCCCTGGCCGACCAGCGTCTGGTCCTGTTGGACCGCTGCCGGCTCGACATCGGGGCTGCCGTAGCCCAGGTCATAGGTCGCGTTGACTTCGGCGTAGCCCTCGCTCGCGACCTCGAAGATGGCGCGCTTGTAGGTCTTGCGGACGTTCGGGCTGCGCAGGTTGTTGAACGCCGGCCGGATCCATGCCTCGATCACGTCGCCGTCGAAGCTGGTGCCAACCAAGTCGCGGTAGACGTAGCCATCATCCGAGCCGAAGAACGCCCATTCGGCGCCGTCAGAGGCGAAGCCCGACCAGGCGTTCTGCACGGTCATGCCGTAGTTCAGGGGCAGGATGCCGCCCACCTTGGAGCCGGTCAGGCCGAAGACGAGGCAGGTGTCATCGTCGAAGAAGACGCGATACTGGTTCTTGGACTTCAGCGAGGCGCTGGCCGTTGGCAGTGTGCCGGCCGCGCGCTTGGCCTCCAGCAGGGGCTGCACCAGAACCGACAGGGCGTTGAACAGGAAGTCTCCGTAGTTCCTGGTGGTCTGCATGGACTGCACGCCGCGGGCAGTGAGCCCGAACACATCGTTGCCGACCGCCTGCAAGGTCCATTCCGAGTAGCCCAGGTCGCGCCCGCTCGGCACCAGGTTGAAGTCGGAGCTCGACGACCCGTAGAAGACCGCGTAGGTCTGCGACTGAGCCACCAGCAGCGCCCCGCCACCCTCGTTGCCAGCCACGCTCTTGATGCCGGTGATGTCGTCGCCAACCGCGATCTCGTTGGCTCCGGTGAGAACGGTCCACGAATAGGGCTGGTTCACGCCGGAGTACTGCAGCGACGCGCCGAATGCCAGGAACAGGCGGTTCTTGTGGACCGCGATGTGGTCCGGCGTGTCCGTAGCCATGCCGGTGCGGATCGGGACGTAGTTGGTGCCGTCGAACTCGAAGGCGAGGTTCACCCCGTCGCAGCCGTAGATGCGCTTTGTGCTCGAAGACCCGGAGAAGTTGCCGGGCACGGCCTCGACCTTGCCGCCCGCGGCGCGCGTGATTGCCGTGTCGGCGCCGTTGGCAACGACCTTGTTGGCGGCGGCGACCTGGATGATCTCGGCATTCAGAAATGCCCCGACCACGCTTGACAGAATCAGTGTTCCAACACCGCCGGTACTCCAAGTCCCGCTGCGAAGCATGGCGCGCACAACCGTGGCAGTCGCCCCGGAAGTGGCGCCGGTGATGGTGTTGCCGGCGAACACCTCGGCAACTGCGCCGTCGAACTGCAGTTCCCGGCCAAACGTCACCTGCGTCCATCCGCCAGTCGTGGACTTGTACAGGTTTCCCGCCGTCGCCCCCACGTTGTCGCGGAAGACGTAGCAGGTGTCGCCGTAGTAGAAGCCACCCCGGATGATTCCTGAGCCGGGCACCGTCGTGATGTCGGCTCGGCGATCATCTGCCGCTTCCAGGCGCCAGTCGGCATCGTCGCTCATGTCCGACGCCCCACGCTCCACGGATGCCGAGGTGGCCACCGCCTGAGTGACGGCCGCCACCTGCAGGTTCTCCCCGCTCTGGTACGTGCCGCTGACTCTGCCAAGCACGATGGTCGTGCCGTCAATGACCAGGATCTTTCCCGTTGCCAGGGAGGTCGCGCCGGTCAGCGTGTTGCCGACAGCCAGGGCCCCGGTGATGTTGGCCTCGATGGTCCAGTACGAAGCCGTGTGCGGCTGCGTGCGGCCGTCGAACCGCTCGAACCCGTCGATGCGCCGGTATCCCTGCACCGGCGCCGGCTCGTAGTTCTGCGCGTCGATGCAGGCGCCCGGCGACTTGGTGATGGCTGGCGTCACCAGGTCCAGCCCACCACCCATCGGGTAGTAGTCCGGCTGCACCGGCGGGAACGTCGGACGCTTCAAGCCAGCGCCCCCGGCAGCGTCATGCGCCGCGTCTGCGTCTGGATGATCTGGCGCATCATGCGCTGCCAGCCCGCTTCGCCCTCGTCGTAGACCTCGGGCGCCGACTCGCTGATGCCGTACCGCTTCATCGCCCCGTAGACGATGACCCAATGGAACTGCGATGGCAGGCTCGGCGTGTCCGTGGCCGCGGACATCTGCGAGGGGATCTTGTAGTAGTCCCCGACCAGGGTGTACCCGGACGCCGGTATCGGCCCGCACACAAGCGTGTTGTCAGGCGCCACCGCCACGCCGATCGGGCGGGTGTAGGCCGTGCGCAGGGCGCCGTACAGGTAGGCGTCGCGCCACCAGTCGTAGTCCCACGTCTCCATGAATATCTCGGAGGACAGGCCCGACGCCGTGACGTAGTTGCGGAACGTGTCGTTCTGCGCGTAGTCCAGCGCCCAGTACGCGAAGTCGGTCAGGCCGAAGTCGGTGGTCGGGCTGTAGGCGTACTGCGCATTGACCGTAGGGCAAGTGGCCGAGCCGCGCATGAAGCGCCAGTCGGTGCGAGCGTTCTGGACTTCGAGCCACGCCTCGTTGATGTACAGCAGCAGGCGCTGGTACTCGGCCGTCTGGCCGGTGACGGCCGTCGGGCCACTCCCCGGCATGCGGCACTTGATCCGCGCCGTCTGCGCCAGCGTGATGTAGTCCATCGCTCGTCAGCCGTTCAACGCTCGGCGTGAATCCGGTTGAGCCACTCGCGGCCCTTGGGGTTCTTGTCCTCCAGCACGGAGAACATGTTCTTGCGCTGGCTGCGCCGCTGCACCTTGAAGCCGTCGCGGCCCACGTCGGGGTGCGCCGTCTCCTCCTGGCTCGTCACGCGGTCGGTGCGCGAGCGTGCCAGCACCTCGACGTACTTGCGCTTGGTGATGATGGGCTGGCCGATGGGCAGGCAGTTGATCTCCATGAACTTGCCGGTCAGCGTGTCGAGCACCTCGGCGCCCTTGCCGTTGACCCAGCAGTCGATCACGATGGGGGCGTTCTCCTCGTCGCTCGGCTCGATACGGATCGTGATCGGCTCTTCCATGAAGGCCAGCGCCTCGGCGTAGTCCGCATCGAGCGGCTTGTCCACCGGGATGATGGTCTCGCTGCGATGCTCGATGTCAGCTTCCGGCGCCTCGGCGATGGCGATGTCGGCGGTGTGCACTTCCTTGCGGACGTTGGGAATGCCTCGGGGCATGGTGATCTCCTGGGGGGTGAATGAAAAAGGGCCTCCCGAAGGAGGCCCTTGCTTGGTCGTCTCGTCTGGTTACGAGATCTGCGGACGCCCTGGCAGGCCCAGGGCCACGCTCACGAACGTGTACGTCATGCCCGACACACCGGACAGGTTCGAGGTGCCGAAGGTCCAGGTGCCCGACAGGGTGCTGCCGGCCTTGAGCACGATGTACCCGATGGGGCACATGGTGTCCGGCACGTAGGGCATCTGCGGCGCCACGACGAAGGCGCCGGACGAGTCGAGAGCCGTCACGGTGCCCTGAGCCGCCTTCACCGCGCCGGTGGAGTCGAGGCCGACGACCACGACGGTGCCCTGGTTGGCAGTGATGCCGGTGAAGGCTTGGCCGGTGGCCGCGTCCGTGGTGGGAGTGGCCGCGTTGGTCTTGGCCGCCGTGCTGTACGCCTTGCCCTTGATGGCGAAGTGCGTGGTGCCCGTGGTGCTGATGGTCGAGGTCGTGCCCGCGGCCAGGGCCGCATTCATCAGGCAGCCGGTCAGGGATTGCTGGGAAAGGAAGTCCATGGAGTTCTCCTTGAGGACAGATGCGTTACAGGGTCGCGCCCAGGATCACCGTCGGGTCGAATCCGGCCACCAGGTTCACGTAGGCTGCGTTGGGCACGACGGTCGCGTCATCGAGCGGCGTGGTGCCGCCGACGAAGTTGCCGGTGCCAGTCGGGTTGATGACCACAAAGCCGACGGTCGCCTTGCCCACCGGGACCGGGGGCATGACGACAGCAGCCAGGGTGGCGCCTTCCGTGCCCATCGCGCTCGTCAGCGTGCCGGCCGAGTCGATGTAGAAGGCGTAGACGTTGAACATCGCGTTCGTGACGGTGCCCGAGAGCGCCGCCATGTCCGTGTTCGCTGCCTTGGTGACCAGGATCCCCTGCGCCGAGGCGTAGAACGCCGAGCCAGCCTTGACGATGGCGCTGCCGCCGGCCTTGATGGCAAGGCCAGCGGAGGTCAGGCAGTGGGTGGACAGCCGGTCCCCGATGGGGTTGAGGACCTGCTGCAGATTGCGGCGGGTGC